AATTGTCTTTTGGGATGGTAATAACAATGCCACCCAAAGACGTGCTCTATATCCTCAATACAAGGACAATAGACGTGAGACGATGAATGAGATAAAGAAACAGTCGTTCTATCACCAGAAGTCACGTGTGCGTCTCTATTTGGAAGAAATGTTCATACGTCAAGTCACACTTGATGGGTGCGAGTCGGATGATTCAATTTCGTACTATTGTAAAATATCTGAAGATGAAAACAAAACTATATTTTCGTCAGATAAAGATTTAACACAGTTAATTTCCGATAAAGTACAAATTTACTCACCATTAAAAAAAGAATACATTAAAAAGGGTGATAAGGTAAAATTTGGTACTATAGAAGTAATTCCTGAAAACGTTGTTACCCTTAAAGTAATTACTGGTGATAAATCAGATAATATTGACGGTATTCTTAGAATGGGTGAAAAAACGGTTTTGAAATTTTTTCCTGAGATAGTTGACAGTCCCACTTCTATTGACAATATTTTAAACCGTGCTAACGAGTTAATTAAAGAAGAAAAGAAAAATAAGACATTAATTAACTTAGTTGAGGGAACAACAAAAAATGGAACATTTGGAAAAGAGATTTTAGATATCAACAAAAAAATTGTAGATTTGTCAAACCCTTTAATAACACAAGATGGAAAAGAAGAAATAGATTTGTATTACCGAGAAGACTTGGACCCTGAAGGTAGGGGGTATAAGAATTTGATAAAGTACATGATGGAAGATGGACTTTTTAAATACCTACCAAAAAAAGACAACGCTTGGGTTGAATTTCTACAACCCTTTATGAAACTTACAAGAAAAGAAAAAAGAAGATTTAAAAACAAAAATTAAAATTATGAAAGAACAGAATGATGTAGTAAAGCTAGAGTTCCTTTTGAAATTAAATGAGAACATCGTAGTACAACGTTACTTCAACGTTAGAGGTTATAACCCTGACGCTCGTAAAAGTTTAGAATTGATTGAAACAATTCATGAAATTATTTACACAGTACAAAAAGATTTAACAAACAAATCGTGTTATTATCTACTTGAAAACTATGAGCAAATTTTGGTAGACGAAGAGATTCTTAATACCTCAAACACAGAAGGTCCTGAGTATTTTTACATGACAATTAAGATTGGAGATGAGACAATTTGTCAGTCTGGTTGGGACGCTAAAGTATACCCTCCTAAGGTAAGATATACGGTAGACATACGCCCAAGACTAAAAAATATACTTCGAGTGTTAACTGACATTTTTTCAACTGAAAATTTAACACATGAATATATGGGATATTCGTTGGATTAATCATATTTATTAAAACTCACACAAACTAAACTTAATTAGAAATTATGTCAGACGAAAAGAATTTTGGATACTTAGGAAACACATTTCAGATACAACTTTTAAACAACATTGTTTTATATAAAGATTTTGCTAATTCAATCGTTGACGTTCTAGACCCAAAGTACTTCGATAATCAATATTTTCGTTTGATTATGCAAATGATAAAAGAGTACTACGTTAAGTACGAACATGCACCTACATTTGAAACTTTAGAACAGTTAACTAAGAGTGAAATTTCTTCAGCTATGGCTCAAAAAATGGTCTTAGACATGTTAACACAGGTAAAAGACGCACCTTTTCAGGGTCATCAGTTTGTTCAAGAAAAGTCATTAAAGTTCTGTAAACAACAAGAATTACAGAAGGTTATGGGTAAAGCTCAAAAAATTATCGACAAGGGTGATTTTGAGAGTTATGACAAACTTGAAGAGATGGTAAGAGAAGCTCTACAGGTAGGTGAATTGAATCAAGGTGCTGACGATGTATTTTCTAACTTAGACCAAGTATTACAGGACGATTTTAGACACCCAATTCCTATCGGAATCCCCGGTATTGATAACTGTCTAAAAGGTGGTTTGGCGAAAGGTGAAATTGGTGTTATCTTAGCACCAACAGGTGTAGGTAAAACTACTGTACTTAGTAAGATTGCGAACCACGGATTTAATTTAGGTTACAATGTTTTACAGGTATTCTTTGAGGACAATCCAAAAATCATTCAAAGAAAACACTTCACAATGTGGACTGGTATTGCACCTGACAACTTGTCTCTACATAGAGAAGAAGTTATGGAGAAAGTAAAATCAATTCAAGAACGAACACCAAACAAATTGACCTTGAAAAAGTTACCATCAGACACCCTAACAATGAGTCAGGTAAAAAATCAGATTCGTAAAATGATTGCTGAGGGTAATAAGATTGATATGGTAGTGTTAGATTACATTGATTGTATCATGCCGGATAAGAACTTAGGTGATGAGTGGAAAAGTGAAGGTTCAGTTATGAGAGGTTTTGAGGCGATGTGTCATGAGTTAGATTTAGTTGGTTGGACGGCAACACAGGGTAACCGTTCATCAATATCTTCAGATGTTGTGACAACGGACCAAATGGGGGGTTCAATCAAAAAAGCACAAGTAGGTCACGTTATTATATCAGTTGCAAAATCTTTACAACAAAAAGAGATGAACTTAGCCACTATCGCAATTACAAAGTCTCGTATTGGTAAAGATGGTATTGTGTTTGAAAATTGTAAGTTCGATAATGAACTACTTGAAATTGATACTGAACAGAGTGTAACCTTCTTAGGTTTGGAAGAACAAAAAGAAGAGAAGAACCGACTTAGAATCAAAGAGTTGCTTGACAAGCGTCAACAACAAAATCAACTATAAAACAATAAAAAATATGGATAATCTATTAAATTTAGAAGAAAAAGATGCCCGTTTCGTTATTAAAAGAAGCGGTGAAAAAGTACTATTCGAAGAAGAAAAAATAAAAAATGCGGTAACTAAGGCGATGCAAAGCATTGACATGGTAGACCATGATATGGCTGAAAAGATTGCTAGAATTACCAGAAAAAGTTTATTTAGAGAGGATAAAGAAAAGGTACCACATGTTGATGAGATACACGACATGGTTGAAAACAAATTAATGGATAATGGGTTGAATGATGTTGCCAGAGAGTATATTATTTATCGTTCTAAACAAAGACCAAATATCTTTTCTAAACGATTAAATTTAAAACCTTATGAGTATCCTGAGTTGGTGGAATATGTTGACGCAATCAGACATTCATATTGGGTTCACACCGAATTTAATTTTACATCAGACATTCAAGACTTTAAGGTACATTTATCAGAATCTGAAAGAACTGCAGTACAAAGAGCTATGTTGGCGATTTCACAAATTGAAATTGCTGTAAAAACATTTTGGGGTGACATTTACAAAAGAATGCCAAAACCTGAAATCGGTAATGTTGGTGCAACATTTGCAGAATCAGAAGTAAGACATGCAGATGCATACTCTAACCTAATTCAAGTGTTAGGTTTAAATAAAGAGTTCGAAAGTTTACTACATGTTCCTGCGATTAGAAAAAGAATTAAGTATTTGGAAAAATCTATAATACACTCAAAGTCTGTTGAAAACAGAGATTATTTTGAGTCTGTGGTATTGTTTTCAATGTTTGTAGAAAACGTTTCTCTATTCTCACAGTTCCTTGTTATTATGTCATTTAACAAACACAAAAACATGTTAAAAGGTATGAGTAATGCGGTTGAAGCTACATCAAAAGAAGAGAACATACATGCGGAATTTGGATTTGATTTGGTTAACTTAATTAAAAAAGAAAATCCTTCATGGTGGACACCTGAATTGGTGGATGATTTAATTGAAGCGACTTTAGAAGCTTTCAGTGCTGAATCAGACATTGTGGATTGGATTTTCGAAGAGGGTGATTTAGATTTCTTAACTAAATCACAAACTATAGAGTTTATTAAACATCGTTTTAATGTATCATTAAACTCTATTGGTATTGAAAATATTTTTCATGTTGACACTAAATTATTGGAGACAACTGAATGGTTTGATGATGAAATTCTAACAACAAAACATACAGACTTTTTCAATAAAAGAAGTATCAATTACAGTAAAAAAAGTAAGTCAATAACATCAAATGACTTGTTCTAACAAAAATTAAAAGTAAAAAATGAATAAAAGAAAAGAATTCGATTGGATTAACGATGAATCAATAACGTTTCTTCGTAGAGGGTATTTAAGTGAAGGTGAAGAACCTTTAGAAAGGATTAGAACTATTGCAGACCATGCTGAAAAGATATTAGGTATTGAAGGATTTGCGGATAAATT